ATCCTTGAGCCAATCCCAAAGTCCTGCTGCAGCTGCTCCTATTTTAGCTGGTAGGTCTTTAAAGAACGGGATGAGGGTGTTATTAAAGTAGTTTTTTACCCCGTTAAAGGCGTCTTTAAACAAGTCACTAAAGAACGCAAAAATGTTCCCAGCCGCGTTTGAGATTAGCTTGCCCAAGCCTTTAAACCAGCTGGGAATGGTGGTAGTGAAGAAGCTTAAGAACCCCTGCCAAGCGTCCTTAAAGAAGTTTAAGAACCAATCAAAAGCTGCTTTAGCAGCGTCGCCTATTGTTTTACCTAGATTAGTAAAGAACGGAATTACAGTTCCAGTCCACCAATCAACCGTGCGGCCCCAAGACTCTTGGAAGATAGTAACAATCGATTCCCAAAGCTTGGAGAACGTCTCCCCAATGTAAGTAAATATCCCCGCAAAAAACTCAACAATTTTGTCCCAGTTTTTAATAATCAACGGGACAGCCGTAATAAGAACACTGATAATAAATCCAATAGGGCCAGCAAACCTAACTAAAAATCCAAAAATTCTCCCCACAAAACCGAATACAGTCAAAAGAGCTTTTCCAAACCCACCCATCGTGCCAAGAATTCTTGCTATGGCGGCTCCTACAGGTATCAGGGGTTTAAAGGCAAAGAGAAGAACGCCCTTAATAACGTTTCCAACAAATTTAACGGTTCTTAGGACAAGCCCAAAACCAAGGATAAATCCAAAAATTGGCGCTACCGCTTTTAGAATCGCCTGTACGGTTTCATTCTCCAGAACAGCGTTTACACTCGTAAGGGCATTATTAATTGCCGTAAAGAATCCTACAAAAGACCCATTTTCGGTGGTGTTTTTGATGAGAGTTGCAAATTGTTCTGCAAATACGCCCAACTGTGCGAGAGCACCGTCTGGGCCGCTAATCCCCTCGCCAAGCTCGCCAAAAGCATCTACAGCCCCTTGGATACCGTCCAAAAACTGGCCAAGCCCCTCGCTAGCGCCGAGATTGAGGATATCTCCCCCAATATCGGCTAAAATGTCAAGAATCTTGATGAAGTTTGTCGTAGAGTCCGTGAAGAACTTGCTTAGGCTTCCGTCTTCTGCCCCCTCCGTAACAAACTTAAGAAAGCTTTCAGACGCTTTTTCAAAGTAAGTAATTAGCTGGTCCCCAGCGCCACCTGGCTCATTGATAACATCAAAGATTCCACCAAAGGCAGTCTTGTAGTTGCCAAAAATACCTGTAATTCTTTCAATTTTAGTTTGTAGTGTCTCAAACTCTGTAGCTAGCTCACCGTTTTTTTCTTTGAAAATCTGAGTCTGTTTCCAAGCTTCGCTGGTTTTTACTGCCCAATCTCCGAAAGCAGTAATCAACGGCTCTGCAGCAGCTAAAAGAATTAAAAATCCTTCTAGGAGGTTTATCGCTGTTTGACCGAGTTTTCCTAGAAGGACACTGTTAGTAGACCAGACGCTTTTTAGTTTTTCAAAGTTTTCGCCTTGGAAGAATGTCTCAGCAAAGGTAACAGCCAAATCCCCAAGAATGCCGCCTGTTTCTTCGAAGAGAGGCTCTAGTTCTTTGAACTTCCCAATAATTATTGTTAAAGACTCTTCAAGCTTTGGGAAGAGCTGTCGTCCAGCAGCGTCACGGAGAGAGTCAAAGGCATCTTGCTGACGCAGTAGAAACTCAACAAAGCTCTGAGCCTCTGGTGAAAGCTTTTCTAGTGCGTTTCGATACTCATCAATTCCACCTGAAGCGGCTTTCGCTGCGGCTTTCGAAGCAAGCTCAACTTGCTCTCTAGCAGCAGCAACCCTTCTGTTTAAGTCACGTTCTACGGTTCCGCCAGCACCAGCGTCAGCTGCCGCCTTAGCCGCTTCTTCGGTGGCTCTGCTTGCATCTCTGATTGCCCTAGCAGCGGCAATCCCAGAGTCAAGTTCGGCCTGCTGGGCGTCTGCAATGTCTTCTTTGGCTTTAACAACTTGTTTAGAACCCTCAACACCAGCTCTGGTAGAGGCTTCTGATTCTTTTTTGAGGTCTGAGTTGTTGTCAATAGCCTTGCGGAGGTTTAGCTCGGCTTCAGCAAAGGCAAGCTCTGCTTCTTGGCGTGCTCGAGAATTTGGTGGGAGGTCCTGAACTCTTTGCAAGGAGTCGCGAGACTTTTCAAAGGCAAGGCGGGCCTTTTTCTCTGAGATAGCGCCACCCTCAACCTCAAAACGAAGTTGCTGTATCTTCTCTCTGGCGTCATCACGAGCCTCGTTGAGGTCCTCGAGGGCATTGAGAGAGTTCTTTTGTGCTTGATTATAAGTTCTAGTGGCTCTTTCGGTCCCGAGCAATGCGTCAGCAGCCGCTTCTTCGGCTCTGACAGCCCTCTCACGTGCTGCTGCAAGGGCTTCAGGCTTTTCTTCTTCTAGTAGCCTCTTAAGAGATAATCTGGCGTCACGGAGGCGCCTAGCGGCTGCCGCTTGTGCATCACTGTTGTCTGCCGCTGCTTCTTGCGCCTTCAAGCCAGCTGAAAGGGCATCGCTTACGCCTCTAAAGGCCACTTTAGCTACAATTGCGCCCTGAACTAGACCGCCCAGAGCAGACGCAAACACAATTGAGCCTCTGGCAGCATTGCCCAAAACTCCAACAAGAACTACAAGACCGCTACCCAACGCACCAACAGCGCCTAAAACACCAGTTATTGCTGGAATCAAGAATTGCTGCGCAATTGCTAGCTTTCGGAACAAAAGGCGAGCACGTTCCGCTTCAGCTTCAAACTGAGGGGTTGAGATTTTTAGTCCGCCGCCTTTTTTGGAGCCGCGGTTAAGGCCCTCGCTTAACTCTCTTCCAGCTTTGTCGCCAACACCGCCAATACCGTTTAGGTCACGTTCGACTTGCTTTTTGAATCCAGAAGTGAGAGCGCGGACTACGACATATGCGTCACCTACTACTGCCATACGCTCTCACCCCCTTCTTCTAACGACTTTCAGGCTGGTCTAGGACCCGCCCAAATGGAAGCGGACTATCCGCATCAAAGTCTGTTGTCGGTGTATACGCCCTTGTGGGACGCTTTTGCTGCATTGGGTCGGGAATCACTTCGTCGGTGCTCCCCATCAACCCATCCGAAGGAAGGGTGTCGTTACTGATATTATAGCTTTGTCCTGTATTGTTGTCTCCGTACTTATACGTAGTTCCATACAGGTCCCTATACATAACGGAACGTATTTGTGTTTTAGCTTCGGACTCTTCAGAAGAGCTGACCAGTAAATCTTCTTCGAAGAAGTAGTGGATAACATCTAGCATGTCTGACAGTTCCATTTCTTTAAGCTTTATGCCTTGCACAAGGGCTTTTCCGTTTATATAAGGCCAGAGGTCAATTGCCCACTCTACAAGTCCTCTGGCCCCGCCGTAGGGCGGCTTGAATACTCCTCTACGAGCCATGAGGTTATTTCACCGAGCGTCTCAACCGAGACAATGCGGACAGGGTCCCTCAATAGAATGTCGAAACGGGCATAGCTTTCCTCTACGAGGACAGCTTTAAAAAACGAGTCAATAGTTTTGGCTATCGCGGCTCCGTCGTTTTCGTCTGAGTTAGCCACTAAGTCGAGGAGCATTTTACCCTGCAAAGCTGGGTAACACTCGAAATCTTCTCCGTGGAGCTTAAACGAAACAGGCGTATCTGTGACAGCTGAGCCAGCACCGAAGTCCTTAAATCTATTCGTCATACTTCTTCCTTGTCTATGTCATTTACGCACAACTAATGCAGTGCGTCCTTACTACTATCTATCTTATCAACTTTAGATTGTCTGATAAATAGCGATTTGGCTTTGTTCCAGGATGCCTTACTAGAGGGGCAAAAACAATTACGCCCTTGCTAAAGAACCTCAAGTGGGTATTCGGCCCTTTAGGGAGGATTAAATGGGGCTTAGTGCCCTCGTGATGCATGTAGGCATACTTTACAGAGGAGCCAATCTTTAGATATTGACCTCGGGAATCTCGCATGTGACGCATGTGAATCGATGAGCGCAACTGCCCCGTTTTTACCCCAACTTGGGCCCTAGCAGCAGCTGTAACCTTACGGCCTTGCCCTTTTAGGTATCGCCCAACTTGTCCACCAGGAGAGTTTAGGTAGTTGTCAATTACTGGTTGTCTCCAAACCAGTCTTACGTTCGCCATTATGGAATAGCCATTGTGATGGTCAAACGGGTCGTCTGGAATCCGCCTTCGGGGGAGTCAACGTCTACAGTTGCGATTACGCCGAGGCCTAGCCCACTGGGCAAGCCGCTCCAGCTTGAGTCAAAATCTCTAACGCTTTCCATAAGAATCCAAGCGTCTAAAGCTGAGACTTCAGTAGCGTCTTGGATGTTTACAGAGTTTGGCGGGTTCCCGTTAGCCTGAGCTACAGGCACTGCTCGGGATACAGAGACAAGAAGAGTCGCACTTCGTGGGTCGTTACAGCGCCTAGGCTCGTTGGCTTCGTCGCCAGGAGTTCCAATGTACATCTGGATAAGAGACACAACTAGCTGCTCACAGTCAACCGCGGGGGCTCCAAAAGTGTAGTACTTGCGGGTCGGGACAGGCATGTTGTAGGAGTCGTACACAGTCACAACTTTGGAGAGAACTTCTCCAAGAAAGGTTGCTAAGTTCCTAGCGTCGTCATTTACGCCACTGATGTCTGCTATTGCCATGTCATTTCTTTCTTATGTATTATGCAATTGCTATTGGTGTTGTGCGGCCACCTAGCTGATAGATAATGTTACCCGTTACTAGGTTGATTATCTCGTTGACCTCAGGGTTTCCTAAACTTGGTCGGCTTGCATATATATCAATTAGTCCAGGATTACGAGGACCTAGTATCCCAAGCAACGCTGGGTAGCCCAGAGCGATTCTAATGGTACCGTCTACTCTGTCCAACTGAGCCTCGTTTGAGAAGTCAGTAGTTGTAGAGCTGTTGTAATTAGATACTGTTGCGTACACGTT